GGTCAATCTGTTTCTGACAGTCAGTTCGATGCCATACACAGCAAAGGGGAAGCGAATTATCATCAAAGGTAAGACGGGCCACCAGCTCGCAACAGGGATTGATTACACGACAAGTGTGAACTCTCTGACAACGATTTGTTACCTAATGTAGTGTTGGTTCACGAAAGGATTTGACTTGGAAGCGTTTGCAGTTCGGTTGGGCCTTAAAGTTAAACTACAGTGTCGCGCGCAGCCGCAGTTGTGCACCTTCCTGAAGGGTTGGTGGCAGCCGCTGGCAGCCGGAGGAGTGGGATGGTTCCCCCTCCCGTCGCAGGTGGTTAAACTGGGGAAGGTGATGCGTCATCCCCGTCTATTTTCTGAGGAGAAAGACGTGGTCGATGGCGTGTTGAAGGCGGCCTGGGCTATTGCACAATCCATGCCAACTATTCCTTGGGACTATCCTATTCTTGGGCCATTTCTCGCGATGTTGAAGCGGAATGGTCGTGAGACTAGAAGTGTGTTGAGCGCGTCCGAAGATGGATGGTACAAGCCCAGTTGCACCGGGCTTCCCATTGATCGGGCGTTCGTGATGGACTCAATACAGTGCAGGTACGGGCTTGAGGTCGAGGACATTCAAGGCGTGGAATCGATGATGGATGAGGTGCGGGCGCTGCCCGTGTTTCTGAACCACATTGCGTTCGAGCGTCTTATGATCACTGACTATTCATAAAGCTCGTACCTATAGGCAACAGGGCAAGTTGTAAGACCCGGTGTACATTAAGCGGACACCCCTATGTGAGCTATGCGGACACACAATCTGATTCATTCGGACTCTCAAGATGGCACAACGACCGAAAGGCATGCCTCGAGCAGAATGGGCCATGATCGCAGCCTCCAGCAAGGCAAGCAACAAGAAAAGCAAGGCGCCCAAACCGAAAGGTAAGGCGCGGTTCTTGGATTTCAACATCCAGACGCAACAGCATAACTCAGGCGTCCAGCTCTACGGAGCAGGACAGTCGTACACTGCGCCGAAGTCGGCCGGGAGTGCGCGCGCTCGTGGTA